CCTCGGACTCCCGAGTATGGCAAGCATGTCATTGCGGAACGCACTAGACCCACCTAACAGCCGCAAACAGACTCTGCGGCAGGGCGGGCCCACAGCGCGCACCAGTGTCCAATCCTAACGCCCAGTGGCGATACATCCACTCAGGCCAAGGGGAATGCCTGCGAACAAACTGATTGACAAGCCCAACTGCTGGGCTAGATGTCTCATCAGCTAACGCATACAAAAGCCCATAGGCCATAGCATATGTCTCCAACATATCCTCCGGGACCCAACGAAGGCGCTCTAGATGCTTTACCGCATACATCGGGGTCGGGCTACCACGAGTGGCGAAATCATACCCAGCGAACTCGCTACAATGCGAGTATTGCTTGATTTCGACTCCCATGTGCTCCATGACCCCAACAAACAGTGACGCATCTGGAGGATCATCAAAAGCAAGATCATCACCCATTGCCCAGACCTTGCGGCCAGGCAAATCAAGGGCGGTCTCGCCATATGAGACCAAGAGCGACTGGACGGCACCATTGACCGCTATGGTCAAGAGCCACCCACTCTTCATTAGACCCCAGGTTTTCTGCCGGAGTCGCTCACCAGTAGGAAGGCGGACGACGCACGTCGGACCTACTACCTCACTAACTCGGCGCCACACAGCACGGCGCCAATCTTCCGTCACACCCCGAGTCTGCTCAATCTTAAGAGCTATGACTTCGAGGATAGCCCACTCAGGGAGAGTCCAATCAAAGGCTGAACAATCGGTGGCAAGACAACCTTCAGGAAAAGTCGCCTCAAACTGGCGATAGCCCCCCGGCAACGGACTCCACCCAACCTTGGATGTTACATCGTCCGGAGACTCATCTAGCCAAGTCTGGAACAACATTCTGTCGACCATCTGATCCTCTAGGGCAAGCACAAATATTATCCGCTCTCGCCCTTCCTCGATCTTCCTCCTCTTATGGAGCTCATCCTTTATGATGAGCTTGATGTCGACGGCTGCTGCGGCTCCTGCTGTGGGGGCGGCATCTTCACCCGCTTCTTCTTCTTTGCAGAGACAGGCGATGCGCTCCGCGACGACTGCTCGGAGCTCCTCGACCCTGGCTGCGTCAAATGTGACGCCATCCCAGCCAAGAGCTGCCCCAATAGTTGCATATCGCGCGAATCGTCCAAGGCCTGTGGCCCCCTGATAATTGAGGGAGCGCAATGCTCGGTCGAAAGAGGGGCCGTAGACGTCGAGGCTGGGGGCTGCGTACCTAACTCTATTCCTGGAGGAATACCTGACTCGAGCATTCCAACGTCCCGCATGGAGTCTTTCACACAAGTCGCAATGTTCTTCTGAAGAACCCTTGCAACTATATCTGTATTCACCATCTTGCTGGCTACCTTTAGGCCGTCCGAAGTCACCACTCCAGCCGTTGTAAGAGCCTTGATTAGCGCTTTCACGTCTGAGCGTGTGGACTCGGAAACTTTCAAGGACTGCCGTAGCAGTTCCTGTTGGCCATCCAAGCGTGTCAGTACGAGGGATACAGTCTGCGTAAGGCCCTGGATCATGTCTCGGACTTGGGAGAGTGTAACCTCGCCCCGATCCGACACGATCCCAGGTACAGACTCCGGGGACGATGTACTCAGCTTCGGAACCGGCAACTCCACTGGCAACTGTGGCTGAGTCACCTGTGGAGGAGGGGGGGGGTGAGCAACG